CGAAGCCGGGGACTATCTTGAAGTTGATCATATCGACGGCCCCTTTCAGGACCGCCGGAATGAGACCGTCATCATAGGTATCGTGCGAAGCCGTACCCGGATCGGGAAGTTTGTAGGACATGAGGACCCCCTAGGTTAGCCTGCGGAGATCGTCAGGACACCGGCGTTGCTCCAGACCTGACCACTCACGTGGGGGTCGCTCGTCGGCGGGACGAAGACCGTGGCGAATGATCCGGTTGCTCCGGTTGCTCCGGTTGCTCCGGTATAGCCGGGGCCGGTTGCGCCAGCGACACCAGTGCCGGTCGGGCCAGTCGGGCCGGTTGCTCCCGGCGATGGGCCGGTTGCACCGAAGGGACCTGCGGGTCCGGTTGCGCCAACACCAGTTGGGCCGGTTGCGCCGGTCGGGCCAGCGGCACCTACGCCACCAACGGGACCACGCTGTCCAACAGAAGAGCCGGTCGGGCCAGTCGCACCAGCGGCACCCGTCGGTCCAGCAGCGCCAGTCGCGGCGCCGGTGGGGCCTGTGGGTCCAGTGACGCCCGTGGGGCCTCCCACGGAACCGGAGTTGAGCACTTTCGCGACCTGCTCCAGCACGGGGCCGAGCATGTTGCGGTCGTAGTTGCGGCTGGAGAGAATGGTCATGGGCGTCATCCCTTGAAATGGTCCCCCACGTCATAGGGGGAAATGATTATGGACACGTTAATCAGCTATCGAGGGTCACTCGGTAGTAGCACTCGAAATGGAACTTGGCCTTGCCTTGGGTGCGGTCGTAGACCTCGTTGCCGAGAATGGTCGCCGCGTTCGTGCATTGGCTCTCGTATTTGAACCAGCGCGTGTCGTTCGATACGAGCACGCCGTGGTGCAGAAACACTGAGAAGAGCAATACATACATGGCAGCCCCCTAAGCTGGTCCCGTGTACCCGTCGATGATGACTGTCTTGAAACCGCCCGTCGGTCCGGTGGCCCCTACCACATAGACCGTCTCGAACGTCCCGGTCGGCGACAGCGCGCCGCTGGTCTGTTTCCACTGGGCGAACTGCCCCGATGCGCCCGTGACGCCGGCAAGGATATGCACGCCTTTAATCCCGCCCGTAGGGCCGGCAAGGACGCGCACGTTCTTCTGCGTGTTCACGGTCAATGGGTGCCTCCTAGGACGTCGTGTGCCCCGGGGCCGGGCTGGTTGCCCGCGGTGTTGGTCTGTGGCCCCAAGCTCTGCGACAGGCGTGGCGGCTGGTTGCCCTGCGATGCGGCCGCGCGCTCTGCGGTGCCATCGTTCGGGTGTTGCCCGCCCAGATCAATCTCTGGGTTGTTCGTGGTCGGACCCGGGGCAGGAGCGGAGCCCGGGGTGCCGATGTGCGCCGGCGGGCCTTCGCCCATGCCTTCACGCTGCGCGAGGAGACCTGACGTCAGTTCGGTGGTGATGCGCTTCACACCAGCTTCGACACCGGACGCCACGGCCTTGTTCACCGCCTCGTCGATACCGCCGCTCTGCGACGCAGCTTGCGCCTGCTTCTCCATCTGCTCGATGGCCTGCTCGGCCGGAACGATCTCTTCCCCGGGCATACCGATCGTCTGCGCGACGGAGCGCAGGACGGCGGCGCGACCCTTGAGGCCCATGATCTTCTGGTCGGTCGGGTTGTTCGTGTGCTGCAAGAACTCCATCTGGCGCTGGCGCTGTGTCTCGCGCTGCATCGCGACGCTGACACCTTGCACCGTGACCTGCTCTTCGCCGGTCAGCATGCCCGAGGTATCGGTCAGCATGAGGAGATCGAACACCTGCAGCAAGCACTCCTCGATCACGTCGCGGTCGATGTTCGCGCTGACGGTCTGGAGGATTTTGCTGGCGTTGCCCATGAGCATGGCGAGACCGGAAGCTGTGCGCCCTGCGCCGCCGCCCGCCTGACCACCCACGTATTTCGGGATCGCGGACACGTCGTCGGCGATACCAATGAAGTCCTGAAACACCTGCATCAAAGGCGAGGCGTTCATCGTCGGCATGAAGAAGCTGATCGGCGTGCGCGACGCGGCGCCGAGTGGATCGTTGCGGACGTGCCACCGCTTCCACGGGTACATGTCCTCACCGTTCTCGATCGGTGACAGGGCGTCGTCGTTGACGACAACCTGCGGACCGGAGGCGATGCTGATGTTGTTGACCAGCGAGCGCAGCGTGGCGTTCGCGGCTTCCTGCAGGTCGCCCAGCAAGTCGGTCAGGCCGTTGCCCACCGGCGTACCCGGAACCTTCTCGAAGGAGGTAATGAAGTAGGGGTGACGCTGGCGCGGGCTTGGGCTCAAGTGGCACTTGATGACGTGCGAGCCGATCACCCAGATTTGGACGTGGTAGTCGCGGACCGGATCGGGCACGGCGAGGCCGTATTCCTGCAGCATTTCGCCTTGGACGTTGCCGTTGAACTCCATCATGGAGATCATCCCGGAGCGGTTCCACGCCGGGTTCTCGCGGCTTTCCAGTATGGCGCGCTCGGCGTCGGTGGTGTCCCAGTTGTCATAGAGACCGCCGCGGCCATACTCCTGCAGCACGGCCGTCACCTCGTCGGTGTTGTAGCCGGGCAGGTCGAGCAGGTCATTCAGTTCGGCGCGCGTGAGAGACAGCTTCTCGATCACGTTGGCATTGGCGATGTCGGAGACGCCCGGGGTGAACCAGATGTCGAAGGGCGAGACCCGGTTCCAAGTCAGCTTGGGCACCTGATTGACGGTCGGCTGCCCGCCACCTTTCGGCCACACGACTTCGGGGACCACCTTGACGACAGGCCCCTTGATGCAGGCGAACGGGAAGACAGGGAGGTCGACCAGAAATTCCGCGAGCGCGTGGTAGAAGCCACCGTCCCGGAGAATGGTCTCCAGCTTGCTCTCGCTGGAGCGGGCTTGCTGGGTTGCTTTCTTCTTGGCGGCTTCGGCCGCTTGTTCGAGCAGCGCCTGCTTGCGGGTCTGCAAGTCGGACTGCTGCGGCGGCTGGCCGAGGGTCTGCTGAACGTGCTGGGCTTCCAGCTTCATCAGGTTGTCGATCTGGCCAATGATATCGGCAGGGACGATCGGATCGTCCGGCGCGCGCAAGGCCCACGACTTGTCGGGGCCGAGGTAGATGTCACGGAGCAGCGAGGATGCGGCGCGGCACTTCTGCGCGATCACGCGGGCGTAGATGTCGCTGCCGCCGAATTTCTTGATCTCCATGATCTTGGTGGGATCATACTGGCCGTTGAATGTGCGCAGCGCCGCGAGCATGCGGTTCGACCAGCCGGCGGCGGTGTTGCGGTGGTTCCGGAAAATCTCGAACTGGGTACGGACATAGCCCGCGAGTTCCCCTGTTTCGCTGGCAGGAGGCGTGCTGATCGTCGCTGCAGTCTGGGCGTTCTGCTTGGCCGTATCGGCAAGCTGCTGCTCAAGCTGCGCCGGTGGGATGACCTGAATGACGCCCGCTTGACCGATGTTGTTCATGGCATGCCCGAGTTGGGAACGTGGATGCCGGACCGTAGCGGTGCGAGCATAACAAAAGATTAACCCGCGATCGTATTCATCAAGCTGTAAGACACTTCGGGTATGGATGCCCCTACAGGTTGAGGGTCGGCGCCATGAAATTCGATATCTATACCATCTTCGGGACTGGCACGTCCGTCGGCGCCATCCTCGCGACCATCATGGGGTTCATCCCGCCGATCGCGGCAATGATCGCCATCGTCTGGTATGTCATCCAGATTTGCGAGAGCGACACTGTCAAGCGGTGGTTCGCCTACCGTCGTACCCGGAAGATCGCCCGGCTGCGCGCTCGTGTGCTGATGCTCGAAGCTCAGTCCAAGAGCCGGCTGCCCGGACCCGAGGACAACTAATCTTGCGGCGCGTACTGAATATCAAGCGGGCTCGCGGGGACGTAGACGCGCGGCTTGGTCGGATATCCGTCAGCGATTTGATTTACCGTGGCGGTAAATCCGCGCAGGATGTGTTTGTGCCCCGGCGAGGCCAGAAGCATCAGCGATACCGCACTGTCGACATGCGCATAGGAGCGCGTCTGTTTGCCATCCCCACGGATTTGAAGTGTGGGCGCCTCGGCGAACTTGTCGACGACGCTGTGCCCGCCGGGTCCGAACAGATTGCAGAACCGGACAACCGATCCACCGAAGTCCAGTACGATCTCTTCGCCGGCCCGTTTGCTCTCAGCGTAGGGCGACGACTTCGGATACGCCGCCATCGACGACGACGCGAACACTAGCTTCTCACCGTACATCTTTGCGAGGTCT